CAGGAATGTCGTAAGAGAGAATTTTACGAAAAACCTGCTCAACGTAAACAGCGTAAGAAAGCGGAAGCAATTGCACGTTGGAGAAAGAAAGAAAAAGCCATGCAACTCAAACCAGAGAGGAGGTACTAATATGGGAGTAATGGATAAACTGAAAAAGAATAGTAAAGTCAGTTCAACTGATATTTTATCGGATTCAATGCTATTCAAAGATAAAGATGTCATACCAACAACCGTTCCTATGGTGAACGTTGCTTTATCCGGAGATATGGATGGCGGATTATCAAGCGGACTAACCGTTCTGGCTGGTCCATCAAAACATTTCAAAACATCATTTGCACTACTTATGGGTGCAGCATATTTAAACGAATATGAAGATGCAGTAATGTTATTTTATGATTCAGAGTTTGGTTCACCACAGAATTACTTTGAATCATTTGGAATTGACACATCAAGAGTATTACATACTCCAATTACTGATGTGGAACAACTCAAATTTGATTTAGTCAATCAACTAGAAGCAATCGATAGAGAAGATAAAGTAGTTATCGTAATTGATTCTATCGGAAACCTTGCAAGTAAAAAGGAATTAGAAGATGCGCTCAATGAAAAGTCTGTCGCGGACATGTCGAGAGCGAAGGCATTAAAGGGACTGTTCCGAATGGTCACTCCTTATTTAACAATGAAGAACGTCCCTTTACTTGCCGTTAACCATACCTATAAAGAAATTGGATTGTTTCCAAAGAATATCGTAGGTGGTGGTACAGGTATTTACTATTCAGCAGACAATATATGGATTATTGGAAGGCAACAAGTAAAAGCTGGTGCTGAAGTCGCAGGGTATAACTTTGTAATCAATGTTGAAAAATCTAGATTTGTAAAAGAAAAATCTAAAATACCAGTAGGTGTATCATGGGAAGGTGGCATTGAGCCATACTCAGGATTACTTCAAGTTGCATTGGCAGGTGGTTATGTCACTAAGCCAAATGTAGGTTGGTACGCAAGAGTGAATAAAGATACTGGTGAGATTGAAGAAGGAAAGGTAAGAGAAAAACAAACTCTCACAAAAGCATTCTGGGACCCAATCTTTAAAGACACTGATTTCAAAGAGTTCGTAAGAACTTATTACTCAATAGGACATAAGCCATTATTGGAAGTTGACCTTGATATAGAAGTCGAGGGAGAGTAATGCATACTATTGACGAATCTCACTACACGTTTGTAGAGAATCCCAATCATCCAATGACTGGGGTTAAGTTCAAAAAAGGTGAATGGAAAGATGTCACAATTGTATATGGTACAGTTGGAGTTGAAGAAAATATTACAAATGATGAAGCAAAATTATCTTTTAATTATACAATTCTTGACCCAGCTGATTTTACCATTGATGAACTCAATGAAGATGAAGCATTTAAAAATTACCTAGGCGATGTACTGAGATATATAATAACGGATTCCCTTGATTGGGGTAAAGAGAATAATTTAGCGAGGATAGGAATTGGAGAATCAGATACCAACACAGATACTGAATCACCTGCTGAATAACGAAGAGTTTTGCAGGAGAGTCATACCTTATTTGAAACCTGAATATTTTGAAGGTTCACATAGAAACGTTTTTGATTTAATTGTTAAATTCGTTGGTAAGCATAATCGTTTACCAACAGCTAAAGTTCTTGATATGGAGTTGAGAAAAGTCAATGCTCCAGAAGATGTCCTTAATAATTCTGCCCAACTCATAGATTCTATCAGAGAAAAGTCTGAAATAGATACTGAGTATCTTATTGGAGAAGCTGAAAGTTGGTGTAAAGAAAAGGCTGTTTATAATGCTATAATGGAATCAATCCAAATTATTGATGGAAAAGATAATGAGAAAAGTGAAGGTGCTATACCTGAAATACTTTCCTCAGCTCTTGGTGTTTCATTCGATCAGCAAATTGGCCATGATTATATTGATGATAGTGATGAAAGGTTTGATTTCTATAATCACAAAGAAGATAGAATACCTTTCGATCTGGATTATTTCAATAAAATTACAAAAGGTGGTTTACCAAACAAAACACTAAACATCGCGCTCGCGGGTACGGGTGTGGGTAAATCATTATTCATGTGTCATTGTGCTGCATCAGCATTGGAACAAGGAAAGAATGTTTTGTATATTACAATGGAAATGGCTGAAGAAAGAATCGCTGAAAGAATTGATGCGAATCTTATGAACCTTCCAATTGAACAACTCAGTTCTTTACCAAAGAATGTTTTTTCTGAAAAGATTGAAAAGATAGCAAAAGGTGCCATTGGAAAATTAATTGTAAAAGAATATCCAACAGGTGCTGCTCACACAGGACATTTCAGAGCTTTATTAAACGAATTAAAATTAAAGAAAAACTTTATACCAGATATGGTTTATATTGATTACCTTAATATTTGTGCATCTAGTAGGATGCGTGGGTTAGGTGGAAGTATAAATACATATAGTTATATTAAAGCCATTGCCGAGGAACTCCGAGGCTTGGCAGTCGAATTCAATGTACCAATAGTCTCTGCAACGCAGACCACAAGGGCGGGATATAGTAATACAGACCTTGGACTAGAGGATACATCTGAATCATTTGGTTTACCGGCGACAGCTGATTTAATGTTTGCTCTTATAACAACAGAGGAACTAGATGAGCTTGGTCAATTACTGGTAAAACAATTGAAGAATCGTTATAACGATCCAACCAAATATCGAAGATTCGTTGTTGGTGTAGATCGTTCCCGCATGAAACTATATGATGTGGAGGAATCAGCACAGTCAGATATCATGAATGATATGACTCCTGATAAACCGATTAACAAGTTTGGTGAACGTGAGAATCCCGACACATTTGCCGACTTTAAAATATAGGAGAAAATGTATGAACATGCTTAGTTCAGTTAAGGATTGGATACTAGCCAGATGGTCCGAAAGAACATCATGGGACGGAGCAGTTATCGTTGCAGTTTCACTATCACTAATCATCTTAGGTGATTTAGTTTGGTGGGCAGCATGGTTAGCTCTAGCTTATGGTATCTATACCTTGGTTAAATCAGAAGTTTAACATAAAAACTATATAATGTGATGTAATGCGGGGTGTAAAAACTCCGCATTCTTTTTTTAAAATAAATGAAAAAAAAGTGAAAAAACCGTTTACATTTACGAAAATACGTGTTATAATATACTTATAGAAATGATAAAAAAGGAGTTAAAAATGTCACACGAAATTAATACACAAATCCTCGAAAGAATTGCTGAAGATGTTGCTGAAATGTCTGATATCGCAGTTGTTAACGAAGCTTTAGATAGACCAGAGTCCGTGCATGGTATATCACCTTGCAGTGATTCATGGGATGAATTCTTCGCTTTTGCAGATATGGACAGATTGAGAGATAAAGTTGTTTTCAAAAGATTTGAAGCAATGCCTGATGGACCTCAATAATGAAAAAATTTATGCAAACACCATTTGGACCACCAATTGAAATGAATAGAAACGATAAATTTAAAATCGAAACAAACAAATTCAATGACGGTATTCAATATCGTTATAGGTTCGAAAATGGATTTGGAGCCAGCGTTGTAAGACACGCAGGTTCCTATGGCAATAAACAAGGATTATACGAATTAGCCGTACTTGATATGTATGGCGATTTGGATTATACAACCCCCATAACAAATGACGTAATTGGTTATTTGGATTGGGATGCAGTAGAAGATACACTAGATAAAATTAAGGAGTTATAATGAATAAGTGTGGATTGAGAGGTAGTGAGAACTACGTAGGAACAGTTGATGTTAAATGTGCAGGTGATATGCTTGAATTACAAAGCATTCGTGATGCAGTTAAAATCATGAATAAAGAATTAAGACATTTTCGTTATGGTGGACATACACCAACGGGATTGGTAAGAGGCGAAAAGAAAGATCGCTATGGTGATGGAGCTATACACCAGTTCAGAGTAAAATGTCAAGGTAGAGGACCAAGAGCTTCAGTTGCAAAAGCTGAAGGAATTGACCCAAGAAGTTATGATCGGTTCTTACCATTAGGAAAAGCGGAGAGATGGGATGTCTATATTTACAGAGTCTGAAAAAGAACCAAGAGCATTTAAAGTAATAGCCTATGATGAAAACGATGAGCTCAAAGCTGAATATATGTTTTCAGAATTAAAAGAAGCTTTAAAATTCCAATTAGGAATGCAAGATAAAGGTTATACTACAACAATGCAAAGGCTATTAATCGATTAATGGAAATCATACAAATAATTTGTTTAGTAATTTTACTTGGATTATGTGCTTGGCGTTCTTATGAAATAGGAATACGAGAAGGTGCATCAAGAACAGTTGATAAATTACATGAGGCTAAAATAATTTGTTATGATAACAAGGGAAATATTAAGCCAAATC